AACAGCTTTAGAAGCTACGGCAGTTCCTATTGCTGTAGATCCTAAGTCTAAAGCATTAAGCTCTCCGACAACGGCTGTAACACCGTCAAGAGTATTTAACTCTGCGGCTGTAGAGGTTACACCGTCGAGTATATTAAGTTCTGCTGCGGTAGAAGTAACGCCATCTAAGATGTTAAGTTCGGCTGCGGTACTTGTTACGCCATCAAGAATGTTTAGTTCAGCAGCGGTGCTTGTGACACCATCTAATATATTTAACTCTGCTGCGGTGGAGGTGACTCCATCTAAAATATTTAGTTCCGCTACGGTAGACGTAAGTGCCGTTGTTCCGTCGTTCAGAGTTGCGTAAGTTACTGTTCCGGTAAACGTAGGACCAGCAGTGTCTGCTTTAGTCGCAACTGCTGTTGCAATGTTATCAAATTCAGTTTCAAACTCTGCGCCCTTAATTATTTTACCGCTGTCACCAGAGGGTAAACTATCTTTGGCTTCAAAGTCTGTAGTTTTCGTATAATTAGACATTAGCTAGATTCCCTCAAGCAATAAAAATAGGGACAAAAAGGGGGTCAATGAAGACCCCCATGAAAGTTCGTTACTCAGCAATAGCGAGAACGAAACCAGCCTCAGGACGATACACCTGAACTCCATACAGACAGTCAGCCGTAAAGAGAGTTGAGAGGTATTCCTGCTTGTACTGGGTTTGTGAACGTACTGATTGTTGCTCTGCAAGGACAATAGCTTCCTTGTGGAACAACATAGCAGCACGTGTGTCGATAGAAGACGCAGTGTTATCACCAGCAGCTTCAATCGTTGCACAGTTAGCAGACACGTACACGTCTACACCGTACAGATTACCAATAAGACCGGAGTTTACCGCCTGACCACTTACGAAGTCAGAAGATACATATCGGTCAATACCCATAATCGTGTTACGAACAGAAGGAGGAATAACAAGCACACGTCCGTCCATAGGTACGTTGTTGTCGTCCAGTTTCTGAATCATGTTGCGGAAAAACGCATCAGAGAAAACGTCAGCAGCAACTGCTGTGTCGTCTGTGTACTGAGTTGTTGTACCACCGTCGTTAAAGAAACAACCTGTGTGCTGGTAGTCAGTAGGAGCTACTGAGCCAGTGTGTACGATTGCGCCACCGTTACCAAACCCAGTACCACACGAGTGTAGGTCTGTGTCGATTTTGACAGCCAAAGCGTAACCAGCGTCTTCTGTGTAGAACTGACGCAAGCTGTTAAGAGCCTGTACTTCAACGATGTCTTCAACGAGCCTTGAGTATTCAAAGTGTCGGTCAATGTCAACGGTCAGTTCAGACTCAGTGTTGGCAATGATAGTAACCGCTGTGTCAGCAGCCTTAGCATTGGCATCACCACGAGTAGGCTTAGGAATGTGGAGCTTGTCGCCCTTCTTTCCGTTCATGCCAATTTTCTTGACAAGAGGAGCCATCTTAAGGTTTTTTTGGTAAGCAGCTATAATTTCGTCAGACCATATTTCAGGTATAAACGTAGCTGCTTCTGTTTTAGCGGTATTACCCCCCGCTCCGGGATATGTTGCAGTAGCCATTTGTCACAATCTCCTATAGATTATTTGACTCGACCCTCTGCGTAAGCTGTTAATATCTCTTCTGAGATAGATTGATAACGCTCAGGGTCTGTTCTCATTAGTTTTATAATGTCGGCCCTACGATATATTTTTCTACGGTTTCCTTCAGCACTGCCTTGTGCGCTACCTGTGTTGGCTGCTTTAAGTTGCTGCTTACGCGCTTGTTTTTCAACTTGTGCGGTCTGCTCTGCAACGGTCTTGCGTTCTTTCCATAAGGAAAAAAGTTCATCAGCGGCTTCGGAATTGAACCGCTGGTCAGCTTCTACAAATAACTGAGTCCTAATCTTGGAAGCTTTGATCCAATCAGCAAACTTCTCATCCTTGAGAATGTCCTGCATGTCTGGGTGCTTACTCTGAAGCGTTGCCAAAGACGTTTGCTTTCGGTACTGATTTGAATACGCTTGTGCTTCTTTGATCTGAGGATGGTTCTCAATTGCACGATTAACGGCTGCTTGAGGGTCCGTAAAATAATCTATATCTTCTTCAGGCTCAACGGGTTGTTGAGGTGCTGGTTGTTGTGGTTGACTTGTTATGTAGTCATCTACAACTTTACGAAGTTCTCCTACTTCAGAAGACTGACGACCTAAAAGCTTTTCAGCTTCTTGGTGCATCTGCACAACTTGTTCCAAAGACTTACCTGAGTACTTCTCTGGTATTGTAGGTTGTTCTTGAGGTTGCTCAACTTCTTCTTGTTGAATCTCTTCTACTTCGTTTGTCAGGTCTTCTGCGTTTTCCTCTTCAGGTGGCAGATCAACTAACGTCGCTCTTGACATATTAAAACTCCGTGATTAAATCATTGTGGAGATTGGGATTTACTACCTGCTTGTTCGTGTTCTTTTATCCACCTCATGTGTCTACCGGGGAAATCCCCACTAGAACCATCAAGTATAAAAGCCGGGGCAGATAACATTTTTGTAGCCTTGTTACCACAACCGCACCTACTGGTTGTAGTACCACTGGTTACAAATCTTTCAAATATACGTCCACATTCGCAGTGGAAATCATAAACTTTATACATCTTCTTCCTCTTCAGCTTGCTCCCTAGCTACTGTAATAGTGTCCTGTAAGGTTATTATAGTAGCAAAAGCAGCAATTTGTCCTTTGCGAAAGAATAGTTCTTCTAAATCTTTTACTGACCTTACGTCAGAAAGATCCTTTGAGTTTTCAACAAGCTCTTCAACGAGTTGTTTGAAACCTTGGTGATTAAATAGTTGATTGTAGTTGTTAAAGTAGGTTTCAAGCTCAGGAGTCATTGTGTCCCTTATGTTTAACTACAGTTATATTGTAGCACATTTTTTAACAGAAGTCAAGCTTTATTACGAGTTTTTCTTCTTCTGCCTGATGCCGTAACTGCGTGTTTAATAGGAGCCTTACCTGTCTTGCGTCTAGCAGATGAAGCTTTTTCAGCCTTTGTCATCTTTTTAGCAACAGCTTTGGGACGACAAGAAGGATACGGACGTTTCTTTTTGTCTTTCCCAGAACGCCCACATTTTTCCCCTGTCTTTATGTCTACCCACTCTTCATCAAACCATTTCTTTAGCCCTGTTTTCTTTGTTTTTGGGCGAGAAGATTGACGATGCTGTCTACGTTTAGACGCTGGTTTAGGCATAAGTTCCACCACGTTTTTTGTACGTCTTAGTTAACCACGCAGAAGCATAAGCAGAAGGCCACACATCAAACTTTCGTTTAGCCTCAGATTTTACTCGTGAGTACAAAGCTTTGTTGTTAGGTGTTGGCCCTGTTTTTTTTGTCTTTGCCACTACTTGTAACCCATCGTTCTTGTGGGTTTTTTCTTCTTTTTGGGTTTTTTCTTAGGGGTAGGACGGGTGTAACTGGTTTTATTACCATAGTTCATTGCTTTTTCCTTTGCTTTTTTAGACAAATCGTTTAAATGAAATAGTTTTACGGAAGTTGTTCCGTGTGTTTTACCCGTATGTACTTCACCGTTAGGCATTTTATGGGTAGCACCTGTATACAACGTACCATCACGTTTGTAGTGATTAACGCCTTTAGCCAAAGATCACCTCCTACCATTTTTTGCAAGACCAGTATCTTGCTGTGAGTTTACTGGGTGGGCTAGTATCACACTTGTGTCTTGCCCTAAAAGACTTACGACGCTTAGGTTGGTCTTTCTTAATCGTCATGTTCTGGTCACCAAACCTTATAACTTTAGTTTGGTCACCTTGTTTAGCTACTACGACAAACTTCTTTGTCTTATGGCCCGGAGTTCTTTTTGGTTTGTTGTACGCGCTTACTCCCGCTCTTGCTAGTTTTGGGTCCTTGCTCTTCGGCATTACATAACTCCTTGATCTGGTGTTCCAACTGGTCTAGGCGGTCCAACAGGGGTTGGAGTTGGCCTTGGACTTGCTTGAGTAGTCCCTGTAGTTCGTTGTCGGTTAGCATCAGTCTTACCTTTGATTTCTTGTTGTTTGAGGAGAGTGTCAGCTACGCGCATACGTCGCTCAAACTCTTTGTCGTCTTGGTCACCTTCACGTAAGTTTCTAGTGATTGCGTTAATACGGTCTATTTCTAACTCTTTTGGTACTGAGTCAGCTTCTACAGCTAACTTAACTGCTCGTGCAGAGGACTCCTGAGCCTGTGCAGACAACGCAGCGGTTTGTGACTGCTGGAACTGTAATTGTGACTGCTGTACAGCCTGTTGAGCTTGAGCAGCTTGTGGATCAGGTTGCATAGCCTGTTGTAACGCAGTAAGTAACTCCTCACGGTTAGACAAGTTCATGTTGTCAATAATTGACTGAATCAAAGTGTTGTACAACGGTGAATCTTTCTGCATTGTTTGGAGCAACTGAACTAACTGCGTAACTTCATATTCTCTAGCTATGATACCTAAAGTGCTACTTGCGTTAAACTTGTAGTCAGCTACAGGGTAGTTTTCGGGGTCAAACTGCATGTAGCGATAAGCAGCTTTCTTTACAAAAGGAATTAAAAAAGACTGCTGAAAGTTAATCAGTGTGCGTTTGTGACGCTTGATAATAGCCCCAAGAGACATAGAGATGCCAGCAGCCGTGGCTTCACCGTTGACTTGTCCTGCGATACCCGCTGAGTCTACTGCTCCTGTAGCTTGTTGTACCATCTGTTGTAACGCACCAGCTTGACTAAAGGTAATCTGGTCTACTTTACCAAAGTTAAACGGTTGTAGTACTTCTCTAGGATCTCCGCTGGTCAGTATCATTTTACCGGGGCGTATTTCAGGTTTAGCACCTCTGGGTAGTCTAGTAGCGTCTATGGCTAACATGGGGTGTACTGTAAGGCTTAGAGCGTCTATCCTAGCTCTTAGTTCTGTGTCAAGAGCTTTTTGAGAGTTGTACCCTTTTTCACACACGCCACGACCCCAGAACCTACCGGGAACAACGTCCCACGGAAAAGCAATAATAGGTCTGTCTTGCATCATGTAAGGGTTAGCTTCTGCTTTTAACAAAACACCACCGTTAGCAACTACTATAACTGCCTCGACGTACTTAGATTGATTTTCTGTTTCTTCGGAGCCAACTAAGTCTTCTTCTTCGTCTTCTTCTTCACCCTCGTCTTCTGAAGAGTTTTCAAGAAGTTCTCGTGGTACTAAACCGTAGTACTTAGTTAACCTAACTTTTTCGTCGTTGTACATGGTTAGGTCTTGGTCAGGCTCTAGTTCTGCATCTGGTGACGCTGTGCCTACGTGTACGTCACGGTACACACCTTGTTCCTGTAAAAGCTCGACGTGGTGTAGGCTAACAAACTCATCAATAGCAACACCCATAGCGTCGTCTACGCTTGTTGCTACAGGGTCAATTAGGAAGTTTTGGGGTAGTACAGGCTTAAGTTTAACTTTAACGGTTTCTTTAATGTTAACACCAACAGCTTGTAAGTCACCACCCATGATGGGCTGAGTTGCCGGGACCATCTCTTTCATTTCTTCTATGACCAGTTCGCCAACACCTGTGCCAAACACAGCAGCGTTAATTAACGTTTCTGCTACTGCCTGACGTACCTTACAGGTTTCAAAGTCTTCGGCTAGTTTGTTCCTAAGAAACAACACGTCCTTTTTGTCTGTGTCTCCGTAGTTGTCACTAACGTCGAACCACTTACCACGTCCAAACGTAGCTTCTTCTAGTTCTGCAACGTTAGACTCAACAGCTTGTTGTAGCGCGGGAGCAATAATCCTAGACCTTTCTGATTGTCTGTTGGAGTCTGCGGGGTCCCAAATGCCTCTCCAGAGCCTGTAGTACTCGTCAAAACGCTCTGAGTAATTAGACTCATAGTTGTCACGCCAATCTTCACATTTGGTTATTACCCAATCTTCAATAGATTCTTCTATCAACAAAGGGTCTGTTTCGTATAAGTCGCTCATAGTTACTCCACTGCGTCTACAAAGGTTTTAGCTGTTTTGGCTTTTTTAAGCAAAGGATTAAATTTTTCTAACGCAGTTCCTTTTTTATAACCACCTTCAGCATAAGTTAAAGCTTCTTTTTTTGATTTCATTTTTAAAAAATTGTTAGTAGCTAGTGCGTTATTCATAGCTTCTTTATTTGTTTTAAAGCGTTTTAAAGTTTTACCGTCAAACTGAATTGTAGGAAAAACAAACCAGTTACCGTTTTCATCAGTTTCAGCAGCCATCCTGTGTGTTGAAATAGAACCGTCTTCGTTTGAAATGTACGGATATTTTTCAGGATTAAGTATTCTGTCTAAAAACTCTGGTTTATTTTTTTTAGTCACTTTAGTATCCCGATACTACGTCAAGTATTTCGTGGTTGTCAATCTCATAGTCATAGTCATAAGTTACGTTCGCTAGTTGATCTATGTACGCTAGAGCGTCAATTAAGTCGTCGTGTGTTAAAGGATCAGGAAACTGAAACAGTTGGTCTAAGAACCTAGCGTTCCACTCGCCTGTGTTTAGAGTCACGTAACCGTTCTCAAATCGCCCCTGTAACGCCCACATCACCCTGTCGGTCTTTTTCTTGTTACCGTGGGTTAGCTCTTCTACTCTGAAGAACGTCCCGTAGCGTTTCTGTAGGTCCATTAGAGGCGACATCACTGCTTGCTTTGCAATACCACGTTCAATGCCTACACTGGTAGGTCTGTAGTCACGCACAGCTTGAAATATCTTAGCCGCTGTGTCGTTTAAAGACCACCTACCGTAAATAATGTTTTCTACGTACCACCCGTTAGGGTTTACTTTGACAACCGCTATGGCTGTTTCGTCTAGCTTAGTGTTCTTAGACCGCTTCTTGTTTACTTCTTCAA